CCAGCCGATCATATTCCTGCAGAGCGCCGGAGACGCCTGCATTCACCATTTCTTCGATCTCGCGATTGCCACGCGCGCCCTCGACATTGACGGAAATCTCCAGTCGCTGCGGCCCAGAACTTTGGGTGCCGGCGGCAACTTCCCGGCGCGAAAGTACCCGCTCCCCGCGCTGCAGGATGGTTGGCACCTCGTCCGGTCGTAGCCCGGCCCAGCCGCCAGCGTGCATGCGCGGGGCGCCGGCAAACGCCAACGCAGGGACCTGCCGGGAATGTCCTGAAATCCCCACCATGCCGCCGGCATGCGACACTGCTGCGGTGACGGAACTTCCACCCCAGCCGCCAAAGGCGCTGGAGAGGGCGTTGGCGATGGGGCCGAGCACGGCGTTCCTAAAATGCAGCACAGCCAGATCCTCGAGGATCGAGGCCACCAGACCTTTGAAATCGAGCTTGCCGGTGCGCACGAATTCCCGAAACGCATTCTCCGCCCCGCGAAACGCGCCTACCAGCGTCTCGCCGAGGCCTTTGCCCCAATCCATGGCGTCGCGCGCGTAGGAGGCCAGCGTTTCACTGACGGCGGCCCAACCGCTGGCGGCAACTTCGCCGGCATCGCGGATCTGCTCGGCGGCAGATTGAGCAGCGCTTCCTGCGCGCGCGGCCTCTGTTGCGACCTCCTCACCCGAAAACTGCTCCTCGGCACCGGCCAGCGCCGTGCTCAGCCGATCGGCGGAGGTTGCCGCGTCCTCCAGCGCCGCGGCGCCATCTTCCGCGCTGCCTGTCATGGCAGCCCGCAGGGCCTGCCAGGCCGTCAGCGGACGCGCGGCTGCATCTGACAGCATCCGGGCGGCCTCGGCATATCCGGCTGAGCGGCCGCGGGCTTCTTCAGCCAAGCCGCCAAAGAGCTGCGGCGCTTGAAACGGATTGTCCTCGAAGGCTCGCCCATAGGCTTCGGCGGCGCGTTCGCCGAGTTCCACGGCCTCTGGGACCGTGACTTGCCATTCTGACAGATCCGGCGCGGGAATGGCCCAATCCGGACGGCGCCCGCCCAAGGTCAGGACGGCATTCACCGCTTCGGTGATGCCCCCGAGACCGGTTTCCATCGCCGCGACCAGTCCGTTGATCGCCAGCGCGCCAATCCGGTCGAAGACCTCGGGCAGCGCGTTCCAGATGGCCTGGACCGCCAGAAAAGTCCCCTCGAAGGTGTTGACTGTGGCATTGGCCCAGCCGGTCACCGCATCGGTGGCGCTCTGAAACCCGTCCAGAATGACAGCCTGCGCCGCCGCCCAGCTGCTTTCCGCCCGCGCCCAAGATGCTTGAGCGGATAACGAGACCCGGGACCAGACCTGAGAGGCCACATCTTTCAAAAGCCCCATGGCAGCGCCAAAGCTACCGGCCCCGTCCACGAGCCGTGAAAACCAATAGACCAGCTCGCCCGCGCCCACGATCAGTGCGCCGATCCCGGTGCGGATCAGCGCGCCGCGCAGAAACACCAGCCCGGTGGCCAGCCCGCGCACCGATAGGGCGGCGGCGGCCATGGCCGCAACCCAGCGACCCGCTACGAAGGTTGCGAAAGTTCCAGCATAGATCGCCAGCCGGTCGAGGTTGGCCAGAACCGCATCAAAGGCGCGGGTCACGGGGCTTGTAGACGAGGCCAGTGCAACAAAGGCATTGGCCATGGCCTCCAGCGATGGCGCCAGCGCCACGGCGACCTTGTTGCGAATGCCGGTGAAGACCTGACCCATGCTGACCAGCGCCAATTCCGACCTGCGCATGGCGGCGATGGCGTCGCTGTCGAGCACCGCCCCCAGGCGCTCCGCTTGCTCGCCAAAGCGGCCCATCTCGGCCCCGCCGTTTTGCAGCAGCGGTATGAGCCGCGTGGCATCCGAAGCCATGGCCTCGAGATAGAAGGTCATCTCCTGGCTGTTGACGCCGGCCTGCTCGAGGCTGGAGACATAAAGCTGCAGCGCCTCGGGGCCGGAAAGGCGGGCGAATTGCTCCGCCGTGACGCCGACCTGCGGCGCGATGTTCTCGAAGAAATCCGCCATCGGCCCGCCGCCCGTTTGCAGGAAATCTCCCACACGATCGTTCACGTCCTTTAGGATATCGGCCAGCTTCTCCTGCTCGATGCCCACGGTGCTGGAGGCGGCCGACCAGCGCTGAAACACCTCGGGCGTGGCATTGGCGACCTGGGAGAGCTGGCTGATCTCATTGGCAGCGGTCACCGTGGAGCGCGTCATCGACAATGCGGCACCCGCGAGCGCCGTCGCCGCAGCGGTGGCAGCAATCTGGGCACGGCGTGCGAAGGCCGTCAGCCGCGCATTAGCCTCGCGCATCTCGGCAGAGAGCCGGCCGAAACCCCGCGCGCCTGCCTCGCCCACGCCCTCCAGTTCAGCGCGCACTTGCCGCCCGCCCGTGGCGGACAAGCGGACAGAGACTTGCTTGGTGGCCATCGGGCTTGGTCCTTGAATCAGGGGACTACTTGTCTTACGTTACTCTTATCGATCACGGAGGCGTATGATCATGCCAGAGACAGCGACCTTGTCTGCCAAGTACCAAATCTCGATCCCGAAGGCCGTTCGGGCGGCACAGCATTGGGAGGCTGGTCTGACCTTTGCCTTCATTCCAAAGGGAACTGGTGTGCTTCTGGTCCCGGTCCCAAAACGCGATGCCCTCAAGGGCCTGGCGCGCGGCGCCGCCCCCAGCGATTATCGCGACCGCTCGGACCGGGTGTGATGATCCTCGTCGATACATCTGCCTGGATCGAATGGCTGATTGGCTCCGCCACGGGTGAAAGCCTGGTCGAGTATCTTCCTGCGCAGTCGGATTGGCTCGTGCCAACCATGGTTCAGCTTGAGCTGGCTAAATGGCTGACGCGCGAAGTTGGCGAGGACAAGGCAGATCAGGCCATCGCCTTCACCCAAGTCTGCCAAATCGTGCCGCTCGACACCGAGATTGCGCTGGCAGCGGCCGAGGCCTGCCGGGAATACAGGCTGGCCACCGCAGATGCGGTCATCTTTGCGACTGCCCGATCGCAAGGGGCGAGCGTCCTGACCTGCGACGCGCATTTTGAAGGGCTTCCCGGGGTGACGCTCATCGCAAAGCTGTCTGCCTGAGGGTCACCCTCGCATGGCAGCCATCTCGTCATTGACCTTGCGCACCATCACCGCCTCGATGGGCGGCAGCAGTTCGGCGATGGCAGTGGTAGAAATCCCAAGGGCAGCACCTAGCAGCAGTGCCGCGCCGATGTCCCATCCGATCACGGCATTACCAGAGACCCGCAGCTGGCCACCGAGGCGCTGGACAAGGTCCCAGACCTGCCAGCCCTCGAACGTTCTGGGTGCATTCAGGCTTTGCGGGCAGTCCGGGCACGACCCTTTGCAGGCTTGGCAGTAGTCGCCGCCCCCGCCGAACTCCCAGTCGGCAAGAGCGGTGAGGCGTTTTTTTCCGCGTCCAGGATCATCGCGCGAGCGACATATTTGGTCTGGAAAGCTTCGAAGATTGGCCAGATGTCGAGCAGCGCGTCGATGCCCTCGGGGCTTACCGGAATGGAAAAGCCGTTGTCATCGCCAACGCCTTTCCAGTCCTGGATGGCGATGCGCGCCACGGCCTTGGCCATGGCCAGCGCAATACTGTCGGTGTCGAGGTCGCTGGCATCTGCGTCAGGCGCATCGGGCAGCGTGATCTGCCCTTGCGCCTCCTTGCGTGCTGCCATCATCAGCGCCGTGGTCATGGGCGCGACGAGAATCTCGACGCCATGGCCAAGATCGAGCCAGTGCGCCTCATGGGTCAGATTCAGTCGCAGCATCTCAATAGTCCTCCCGGGTGTTGGTCAGTGTCACCGTGCACATGCGCCCCACACCCGGATCGCTGGCCGCCTGCCAGTCAAAGGTTGCCTGTACGCCCTGCGGCCCGGAGATCTCGATCCGCGGACGCGGCAGATAGACGGCATGGGCGGTCAGCGTCAGGCTTTCACCCGTCGCCAGCGTGTAGGAAAACTCCAGCGCGCAGGCCTCGCCATTGATGGCTTGCTGCACCAGCGTCTGATCGGCGAAGCGCACGACGATATTGCCGTTAAGCGCGGCAATGGATGGGTCCGCCCCGTCGATTTTGCCATCCGCGCGGATGGTTTCGATCCGGTCGAGGTTGTTGGCATAGGTAAGGTCGGCGGAGACAACGTTACCTATGCTCGCGCCATTACGGGTGACCGCCCCGTTGAAATGTCCGAAGCGCTTGAGGGCAATGTCAGCTGGTGAGCCGACCGCGCTCATCGTGCCAACCGTCTCGCCCTGCGCTACGATGCTCGCCGTGGCGGTCAGAAGCCCCGAGCGCGCCATCTGCCAGCTGAGACTGTCGACCATGCAGCCTGCATACATCGCATAGCGCGGCACCTCTGGCATGGCGGTCTCGATGGCAAAGGAGGGAAGGGCCCAGCTGCCCGAGGTGAACTGGTGGGTATAGCTATCAGAGCCTGTTGTGCTTGGTGCCCCGAACGCCGCCTTCAGCCAAAACCCAAAGGCCTCAGCATCTATCGGGATGACCACATCGCCATCGGCTGTGACCGCATCCTTGATCGGTGCCAGCGGATCGCGGCCATAGCCCAGAAGTTCCGAGGCTTGCAGGGGCTGCTCCGCCCCAAGCGTGGTGCTGGCAAAAGGCATCCGTGTGAAGCCGCTCGCGGGCGGAGTGCCATAGGTGGTCTCAAACGCCAGCGCCATTTGCGCCCGCGCCCCTTGGGCTCGTGCCATTGTAATGTTCCCTTATCGTTTAAAGCAAAGCTGATGACGCTTGACCTGCGCATAAGCGGCTGGCTACCTGCTGCGCGTTGCCAAAAGGACTTTTCTGATGTTGAACTCAAAGCCTGCCGATACCCCAAATGCCACCGCGGCGACTGACCGTAAGCGGTCTGTAATAGCCGAGGATATCCTCATC